TAGCGGAATTGTGTAGTTGTTAGGAGGACTAAAAGGCGTTAGTGCTGTAATTAGAAACGATTGCGTGTAGTTGAATAGCTGCGTTTGAGCCATGCTATCAGGAATGCCATCACCATTGGCATCTGTTGGAAGAACACTCAACTCGGAGAGGTTTGGAAGTCCTGGAGTTAATGGATTAATCACTTGACTTAGCACGTTGTAGTTCAAGTTCTCACCAAGAATATTACCTTGCGCACCAATATTTGCTGAGAGAATAACGATTGTATCCTGATTAGAATTTAACGTATCATAGTTGATTGTTGCTTGCCCGTTGTTTGTATTCCAAAACTTTGTAGCAACACTCTGTGCAATAAATGTCGTTGAAGCGTATTGAATTGTCCATCCTGTTTGATTTGAACCATTGAATACCTTTGTTACAAGAATCATGTACATATATGTTGGATCAGGAAGTGCATAATAAGATGCATTTACCGTCCAAATATTTTCTGCTACAGAGCAGTAGAAATAAATTGAAGCATTAGCCGGGTTGTTAAGTACAGCTAAAATTGTAGTGAGTTCTGCTGACGTAAACGCAGTTCTCAACGTTGCAGGGTTACCACCTAACGCGTTATAGATAGGTGCAAGTGTGGTGAAGAAATCTATTGAAGCCAACAATGGTTGGATGTAGTTTAGAACCAACGTTTCGGAAGAAACATTTGTACCAACCGTAATCAATTTACCACTTGCAGGATTTGGTGGAACTGGTGGAAACTCACCTTGGAAATACAACGCAAGGTCGTCACCAAAAAGCTTAACGTTTGCATATGCTTCTGAAGGATCATACCAGTAACTATACTCTGAATCACCGGCGAATGTTCTGTTGAATGCTGTGAGCTTTAGAATCGAAGGATCCTGCAACATGAACGTATTGTAGTCCTGTGCATTGACCATACGATCTTGTGTATAGTAAACAGCTGGTGCTGTGTTACGAATGTGGTCAATCGTTTCTGATACAGACGAGTTGAGCAATGAACCCGTTAGAGAGAATGTAAATGTTAGAGTTTGTGCCGTTCCAGTTAGGTCAACATAGTTGAATGATCCGGTTAGGTTTGTAACAGCTGTAGCAGGAACAATACCGCCATCGTTTGCTGAAACACGATACCAAACCTCGAATGTTCCTTGTGGAATGTCAACCATTTCACCATCGCCAAAGATTAACGTGATCTGATCGTTATTGTCGGATTCAATTTGATACTTGTGACGGTTTACATCCGTGTTGAAAATGATGTTTTGTGAACCAGCAGTGTTGACAGGATACCAGAAACCATATGGAGTTGTGTAACCTGGTGATACGTTCACGAGTGCCGTAGGCAATGGATTTACTGTAATGACAGCACCGGTATTTGGATCAATGTTATTAACCCACACATCTGTATCGTTGATGTTGTTGACAGTAATGTCAAATGTCTGGTTTGGTGTAACACCATCGAATGATGTTGTCGTTGATTGTAATGTACCCTGCTTTGTGTACATTAAGAAGCCAGTTGTTGTTGAACCATTGCCGAGACCATCATTCGCATACATCAAGCTGAATAACTGATTGTTCTCAGGGCGTTGTTCAACTGGACCATTTGACGTCAATGTTGACGATACAAGTTCCATTGGATAAGCTTGACCTTGAGCTGTTGCTGAATAGCTAAATACTGGGCCACCAGCAGTTGAAGCTAGTGGGCTATTATTCCACGTGTATAACTCCAATAGAACGTCACCTACCTGTACACGATCGCTTGGCAATACCGAACCAAATGGTTGCGATAGAACATTGTTCATTACCAGGAAGAATTGTTCTTGCCAGTTGGTATTTGAAGTATCGTTCCAAGTAATTTTTACGTTTGCAAGGTTGCGACCCAAGCTATCAAACACACTCTGCGTTGTTGTGACAGATGTAATCTTTACCAATCCACGTGCTGGAAGATTACGAGTTGGAGTATATGAAATAAAGTTGGCAAGACGTAGGACTGATTCCTTACGTTCGGCTGTTGACAAGAAATTTTCGTGGGCATTCAAATCCAAACGATACGCAGTTAGTTCTGCCATGTAAGCAAATAATTCTAACTGGGCAATAAATTCACTTGACTCAATGTAGTCGTTGAAGTCTTCAGGATAGTACAACTGAATGTACGCAAGCAAGCTCTGCTTTACTGTATTGTAATCATAGGCAGAGAAGTTTACTGTAGCGAATGCCGTATAAACTGTTTGCCATGCTTCTGCTGCGTTTACTAGTCTTGCCATTATGATGCCTCAAAGACGATATTTAGCTGGAACGGTTGTGATAAATTCAACTCAACATACCACAAAACAGCCGTTGCTGTTACTGTGTGGGTATCATAGTTTGGAATAACACTCATGGAGATTAGATTCACACGAGGGTCAAACTGGAATACCGAAATCAACTCACTCTCGATTGTTGATACCAACTCTTCATCAAGAGGCTCAAACACAAGCTCAGGAATCAACGTACCAAATGTTGGCATCATCACACGAGACCCGCGACGAGTATAAATCTGGTTGAGCAAATCAAGCTCAACTAGTTGAACATCTGTCAATGTAAATGACTTGTTCTTTTGAAACTCGTAGGATGAATATCCTATGTAAGTCGTCATGCCCTAACTCCTGAAATCATAATGTATTTATCTAGGGGTAGCCTTGTAAAATTTAGCGGTGCCAGCGTGGGTTACGCTTGATTGTTTCGTTGAGTTCTAGGCGGCCTACCTCTGGAGAGTCATAATTTAGCTGCAAAGTGAACGTGTTGTACAAATCATTGTCTGTGGAATTTTGGTCCATCATGATACGACCCCAAGGTTCATGTTCTGGAACCCTATTTGTAAAGTACGCATCAAATGCATTTGCAAATGTTGCACTTCCGGCCACGCCTGCGATTCCAGCCGTTCCAGCTGGACCTGCTGGTGCTGGTGTTGCTCCGTTGATATCAACAGCACCTCCTCCAATAATAACAGCTGCTGTACCACTCAAGTTCAATGTCGTTGTAGCGCTCCAAGCACCAGTACCCATTGTATTAATATTCGTATCGGTAGTTGACTGAAGATTGAGAGCAGCACCAGAGCTAATGTTCATATCCGTGCTTGATTCGATGTTGACATCCGCTGAAGACTTAATGTTAGTATCAGACTTCGACTGTAGGTTAAGTTCTGCACCAGAGTTAATATTCGTATCAGATGTAGATTGGAGATTTAGATAGCCACCAGACTTAACATTCGTATCATAACCCGACATGAGGTTAAGAGTACCAGACGAGTTGACACTTATGTCATACCCTGATTGAACATTGATGTTGTTTGCAGCGTACACTTGCATGTCACCACCATCAGTCTTCAAGTGCATATCATTTGCTGCTGTGATACGAACCTCTCCACCACTCGTCATATGGATACCTTGTGCAGCGTATACACGGAACGTTTGCTCGGTAGTGATATTAACATCCATAGCTGCGTGGATTGAAACACGACGAGCGGCATAGATATCTACGTTTCCGCTTTGGTCCATTTCAATCCAGTTATTGCCTTCTACCGTCGAGATGTAAATGCGTTCGTTTGTATCATCGAGAATAATTTGATGCCCTGTTCCAGTTCTTAGACGGATACGAGCATTCTCTGGACGATCATCCATCGCGATAGAACTGAATCCAGGAGTTGTCCATGAATATGTTTGCGGATCGAGATTCTGGCCTCCATCGACTAATCCTGGATCATAGGTAGCATTTGGCTGGATACGACTTTGTGCATATCCCTGCGTAAAGTTTCCATTGTGGAATTTCTTACCGTCTTCTTCTGTGAATACGAAGTTACGATCATCTGTTACCTTAGAGACTTTTTGGTCAGGCAAATTACGCTGAAGATTTCCAAGTGCAGCACCTTGGAAATCGGCTCCGCGAACACGCCACTCAAAATTCTTACGAGGGGTTGTGTCAATGGCACCATCATTTGATGCAATTGCGGTTGTTCTTGTATATGCTGATGTCTGGTTTTGGTATAACGGTTGAATTGGTTGTTCGGACGCAGATAATGGACCATCCAAATCACCAGCCTCAGCTGCGTTTGGATTGTTGAACATATATCGTCCATGAGGTAGTGTTCCTGAGAGTAACAAACCGTAAAGAGCACCAAACCAAATTCTATATGTTGGATCACCATTCAAGTGAGCTACAAGAACATCTGTACCGACCTTTGGAATGGCAAACATACCGTAAGCAACAGGACCAGTTGTGTACACACCATCTTCGGGACCACGCGACTGTACCTGTTGGTGACCTGCAAATGGTGAGCAATAGATTGCAAAGGGAATATCACGAACTGTGATGTTGTTACCATCTAATCCAGCAATGTACACACGTACACGGCCCATTTGCATTGGGTCGTTTGTGTCAACAACACGGCCTACAGAAATCGTCAACTTTCTTTCGTCGCGATCTGTCCCGGTATTAGCTGTGTCGATTGCATTATATAAACTCATTATTTTCCTTAAGTCTTTGTAGAACCCTTCACTGGTGTCTTTGCAGAAATTGTTGCGTCTGTAATTACCTGGTCCAAAATATTGAAAGGTTGCGAATTTAGAGCAACCTGTTGAGTTGTTGGCTTCGATATTGTTGCGATATATGGAGATGGTGTACCAGGAGCATAACTCTGTCCACTCACTGTTGTTATATTTGTAAGAGGTGGGGTTGACATAACTTGTGGAGAAGATGTCGAAAGACTGGATTGGGGGTTCACAGCTGCATTTTCTGCTTGAGCTTGAAATGCATTGCTAGCGATCATATCTGACGAAATCTGAGGAATCTGAATTAACTGTAAGTCCTGAGTAAATTGGCCACCTATGAATCTATTCTTAGCAGTGATGATATTGTAATATCCATCAAACCAAAATGTCTTATAATATCCACCAGGAACATTGCCTTCGGTTTGATTATACTCCCATATATCATCGGGTGTACTTGGGAACTTGATATTAATTTTGACGTAATCAGGACCTTTTCTACTTGGATTTGTAACCTTCTGAATCAGATTTGGATTGCCAAGGATTGTTAAGTCAGCTTGCATAGCCTGGTAGCTTGCAAAGTTGCGCCAAATCGCATCAGATGCGGCAACGGATGCGGCTTTGTCAAATTCTTTCTTACTTGTTTCCTTTCCAACTGGTGTTGGCATGATAGGTGATCCGGTTCGAAGTGCCATTTGTATGGCAAGATTCGGCTGGGCAGGTCGTGTTTGCACAATCGCTGCCTGTGAACCACTTCCAACAACATCTTCCGTTTGTGTTGAAAGTCCTTTCGAAGTTACTAACGATATCCACAAAGCAAATCCAAGGGATAGATTCATGTCAAGTTTCTGAATGTCTATGTTCTTACCAGTGAATATATAATCAAATTCGTATACGTTCTCTTTTGGAATAACAAGCTTGCGTTGTGTGTCACCGGTTCCTGGTTTCGTGTCAGCAATTTGCTCAACCTTATAAACGTATTCGGAGATATAATACGTTATGATAAACTTGTTACCTTTACTAACACTTAGCTTTTCAAACTCCGTGGCAATCTTGTATGCATATCTTGATGGTTGAGTAGCGAAATCTTTAACTTGTGGATCACCACTGATTTGAACATTTGTCCAATCTTGCGACGTACTCATTAGTTTATCGATTACTTCAGCTATTCCAC